TCGGGTGTCACCAGCTATGGGAATTGTTATGCCTGATTCCTGGCTTTTCTTGAAGAATAGAGGCTTAAAAACCTGTTCAAAGAATGGATCCTGCAGGGAATTGTTCTCTATGTAGTAGTATACCGTTGTCTTTTCTTGAACATACTGTTTGATGTCATAAAACCAAGAAACAAAAACATCATTGGAGCAATTCTCAAGAAAAGGTTTTATCACATAGTACTTACCCTCAAGCCTACCAAGCAGAGTAAGTGCTTTTGTTGATGCCCCTTTTTTATCTTTGTTTGAAGTCGCCGGGTCTGCATAAGCAACTAAAAATGCAAACCGACTTAAAGAAGGGCATTCACCATAGGTTATTTCCTTAAATACATCTCCTGCTGATGTGGGATTGTTAAAGTATTCTTTTAGTGCTGCTGAAAGAGAGATTAAAGAGAGCATGAAGTCAATGTCTTCCTCTTTATTTTTCTCCGGCCAAACCGATTTCCCCATTTCAAAGTCAGCGACTGGATTCCACTTGCGAACATTAACCATCCGGATATTGATCCTATCCCAATATTTTGCTTTTTTTGCAGCTTCAGTTATACAGCAGTATTTTGCTATAACATTACCACAGAATAAAATCCTTATTTTATCAGATGGATCAATTGCTGGTATAAGAGCTTCTTCAATCCATTGCCACTTCACCTTTATTCGTTCCTGATTTCTACACTCTTCGTCTGTATCAATATCATCTATCAGTATAAAATCTGGTCTTTTGTTTTTATTCCTGGTACCACGTGGTGACTGGCCAGCACCTAGAGCACGAAAACTCACCCCCTCCTTTGTAACGAATTCTCCAGACTCCCATTGTCCAAGGCTTTGCTGTTCACCATAGTCTTGTATTATTCTCCTGTTATTTTCAAGATTTATCTTGAAAGGTAATAGTAGTCTTTCTGCATTATCATAAGAGTTTGATACTAGCAGTATGTTATTTATTTGTTTTG